CATAGACGTGACAAACGTCGGGTACACGCAGTTCATGAAGTCGCGCGAACCGTACACCACCATCGTGATACAGTTTGACCCGAACAACATGCCGTCGGTCGCCAGCCCGTTTCCTATTGGCAGTCCGCACAACTGGGAAGACGGTCAGACTTACATGTTTTTAGACATCGTTTCCAGCACTGAAGTATCCACCGATGTGGAACGGCTGTCTGTTTCGCCGACCTTTCCGATGGACTTCACCGCCGCAAACGTCCTGTCGATTCAGTTCATGATCAAGTCGCGATTTGACAGCGATACCGTGGACCTGTTACATAAATGGACCGATCTAATGGGCGACCAGATCGACAGCGAAATAAATGTACCGGTTAGCGGGGCGTATGACGTATGAGTACCTTAGACCAGCTTGAAGTCAGCATAGAAGATTCGCGCCCGATTGAACTGTACGAATTCCAGATTTCGGGGACGACCTACCGTCGGACCAGTTCCGAAGGGACCGTGACATACAGCGGTGTCGACTACACGCCGGTGGCCATAAAGCGCACGGCATATCAGGAAGCGAAGGAACAAAAGTCGACTTCGATCACCATCAAGATTCCCACCGACGACGTAATTGCGACGAACTTCATCGCCGTGCAACCGTCGTACATCATGAACGTGACCGTGTACCGCATCCAGCCGAATTCGGTCCCGGCCACCGCGTCGATTATCATGTTCGCGGGATACGTGGCCAGTGTCGCATTCAAGGACGAAATCTGCGAATTGCGGTGCATACCGAACAACGAACTGTTCACCCGGGAAATGCCACGGTTCAGTTTTCAGGGGTTGTGCAACCATATTCTGTACGACAGCGGCTGCGGCCTGTCTGAAGGGTCCTACCTGCACAGCGGAAAGGTGCTAGGCGTAACCGATGACGTGTTGCTGACCATTCAGGCGCTGCCAACTACCGGGTCCCCGTTCATCGGTGGGTATGTTTCGCTGCCGGACGGATCGGAATCGCGCTTGATCATCGACCAGTCAGGGACGCAGGTTCGCATCCTGTACCCGTTCAAGCAAAACGTGTCTGGTGGCACCCTGTACGCGTATCAGGGGTGCGATCATTCCGTGACTACCTGCGCGCAGAAGTTCAATAATGTGCTAAATTATGGCGGGTTTCCGTTCGTGCCGTCGATTAACCCGTTCAACAAACAACAGCTGACGAAGGAATAAAAATGTTTTGGGTATATCTAGCGATCTGGGTCGCGTCGTTCATTCTTTCCGAACTGTTCGCACCGAAACCCGAAGTCGAAAACGCCCGGCCGTCAGGACTGGGCGATTTCAATTTTCCGACCGCCACTGAAGGGCGCGTGGTCCCACTACTGTGGGGAACGGTCCAGCTGTCGGCGCCGAATATTATCTGGTACGGTGATCTGCGCACGGAACGCATTCGCGAAAAGATCAAAACCGGCATGTTTTCATCGAAGAAAGTCACGGTCGGCTATAAATACTACGTCGGGATTCAGTTCGCGTTTTGCCGTGGTCCGATGACTGGCGCCGACGACGGCCTGATGCAAATTCTTGTCGACGACGAATCTATTTACGATACGTCCCCATTGTCAGCGGTCGCAAGCGGGTCAGTGACAGTCAACGAACCGACCCTGTTCGGTCAGGACAGTGGCGGAATCAGTGGCACGTTTACCATGTTTCCCGGCAGTAGCACGCAGGTGAAAAGCACCTATCTGGAAGGGGCCGTGACGTTTTCCCCTGACATCCTGCCCGCATATCGCGGGACGGCGTACCTTGTAGCGGAACAAATTTACATCGGCAACAGTCCGTCGCTGCGTCCGTTCAAGTTCGTGGTTCGCCGCATTCCCGACGGCCTATCGTTGGGCGCTGATGCGCTGATAAATAACTTTGACGCGAACCCGATGAACGTCCTGTATGAAATCCTGACGAACACCGAATGGGGTCTGGCCCGGTCGACTGGCGACATCGACACCACGACACTGGCCGCTGTGGGCGCTACGCTGGCGGCGGAAGGAAACGGATTTTCCGCGCTGCTGGATAACCCGAAAAAAACTGAACAGATCATTCAGGAAATCGAACGGCAGTGCGACGGCGTTCTTCAGCGCGACATCACGACCGGCCAGTACACGTTCAAACTGATCCGCGAAGCGGATATTCCCAGCCCGCTGTCGTCTTTGCTGTCAATCGACGAAACCAACTGCAAGAAAGTCGAATTCAGCCGTGGATCGTGGTCCGAAACGAAAAACATTGTTCGGGTTCAGTACGCTGACCCCGGCAAGAACTACGCGACAAGCTACGGGCTGGCGCAGGACATGGCGAACAAAATCATTCAGGGCGCGCCCATCACTGTTACCGAAAATTTTATGGGCGTCAAGAACGCCGCGCTTGCGAATTACATCGCATGGCGGGACCTGCGCAATCTGGCCACGCCGCTGGCGAAAGCTACCCTGACAGTGAACCGCGAACTGTACACCATCAAGCCGGGCGACCTGTTCCTGCTGTCGTGGGACTTGTACGGCATCACCGACCTGCTGATGCGCGCGACGCGCGTCAATTACGGCGAACTACTGAATAACAAAATCACCATCGACGCAGTTGAAGACGTGTTCACCACGCAGGCGGCCAGTTTCCACGACCCTATCGACAGCAGCTGGTCGGCACCGACGCAGACAGTTACTGCCGAAGACCCGGAAGACCAAGTGATATTCGAAACGCCGCGACTGATGCAGCTGCAAGACCCGGACAATCCGGACAAAACGCCGCGCATCACAGCCTTGCCGCGTCTTACCGGTGGCGCTGGCGACGAATACGACCTTTACACGCATGAAGCAACGTCGGCGTCCGGTGCGATCACTGGCACATTCATAAACAACGGCACGAATCCGAACTTCGTTCTGGTGGGGCAGCTGCGGTCAGCCTTGCCCGGCCCGTTAAGCGGAAGCGTCGCGACGCAGGGGGCTGGCGATTATGATGTGGACCCGCTTCCCGGTGAATCACTGGCTGATTTGATCGACGCGGACGCCTTATCGGAAAGTGAAATTGACGACCTGCTGTCACTGGTATACATAACGCCGCCCACTGTGAATTCACCGGATCAACTGCGCGATTTTGGTGAATTCATACTGTACACGCAGGCAGTAGAAAGCGTCGGTGGGTCCCCGCTAGTTACCGGCATTAGGCTGTTCGATTGCTGGCGCGGCGCCCTTGATTCCCGCGTGCAGGACTGGCCCGCTGGTTCGCTGGTCTGGTTCGTATCTTTTGGCGGCGCCAGCATTTCGTCCGAACAATTTACGAACAACTTCTACGTGGCCGCGAAAATATGCCCGTCGACGCAGGAAAGCGGGGCGCTGGGCGTGGGATCGGCCACCATCACGAACGTGACACGAATCCATGACGGCTTTCGTGTAAACGCGCCGCTATGCCCGAATGAAATTACAATAGGCAGCAGTAGATACAATAAATCGGTGCCGCTGTACGCCACGTCGTCCTATATGCAGGTGTCATGGACACGCCGGAACTGGCGGACACTAGGCGCGCAAAAATCTGTGAAGGGTGAAAACAGCGACGGGACCACGTTCAATCCCGGCACCACCGACGCAGGCGACGGATTGTCCTATATAATCCGCATGTACGACATTTCAAGCCCGAACATCGGCAGCCCGAATTTCATCTATGAATATGAAACCCCGGCCGATGATCCGACCAACTATCTCAAGAACATTCCGCCTAATGATCTAATGGCGATGGTTCTACAGCCTAATGGCGCCCAGCTTCGCATCGAAATATTAGCGAAACATCGCCTGACCAGCCCGGGGCAGGAATCGCGCGACGCGTGCATTCATGAATTCCAGCTAGTAAGTGACGCCGACTATGCCCCAGACAAATATTTGGGTCGCATCCCGTACGGCACAGTCGTGTCGCCGGGCATTGAAGTGTTCAAGGCCGGTTCGCCCGGAAGTCCGCAGGTGATCCCGAACCTGACACTGAAGTTCGCGGTAGGCGCACAGTTCGACGAAGGCACGGGGTCAGGTGATCAGGGCAAGCTATTTATTCTGTCCGATGATGGGTCCCCTGCGCAGCTGGTGCACGACTATTCCCTGTCGTCCCCAGATTCGCAATATATTTTCAACAATTTGCAGAACGGCAGCCCGTCGAACTGGGCTGGGCACCACGTAAATATCCTGCATTTTCACCGGGTGGGTCGACCGATCTTTTTCAGGATACAAGACACCACCACCGGCGAACTGTACGCGTGGGGCGTTATGGAACCATTCACAAGCACCGTTCCGACGGCTGAATAAAGGTACACGGCATGGCAAATTTCAATTTAGCAATTCCGCATATTCTGGAACATGAAGGCGGGTACGTGAACAACAAACGGGACCCGGGCGGCGCCACGAAGTACGGCATTTCGCTTCGCTACCTGCAAAAGCGGGGCGACCTGCTGGGCGATTTTGACGGCGACGGCGATGTGGACGCGGACGACATCGCGGCCATGACCCGGCCGATGGCTTTGCAGGTGTATGAAGCCGCATTCTGGACACCGAACCGTTTCCGCGACGTTAAAAGTCAGCTACTTGCGACGAAAATATTCGATATGGCTGTAAATATGGGCAGTAAACAAGCATGGAAGCTTGCCCAGCGATCCATGACCGCGAACGGGCACCCGTGCACCGACGACGGGGTGGTGGGTCCGAAGACCATCGCGGCCCTGAATGCACTGGAAAAAGTCGACTGGGCGGTGCTGATCACCCTTCGCGAAATGCAGAAAAATTTTTACGAAGGTATAATGACTAGCAAGCCCGATCTGCGGGTGTTTGAACTAGGGTGGTTCCGGCGCGCGGTTTTCTGATATGAACATCATAGAGTACATGGAAAAGTACAAGCTGCTGTCCGCTATCCTAGTGATTTGGACCTATGGCCTTCTGACGTGGGTCGTTTTTCGCGTGTTCGATGACATTTCGCTGATCAATGCGGCCGTCGTCAGTGCACTGGGAACTGTAGTGGGCGTTCCGGCAGCCGCCGTCGCCCTGTTCAAATGGCGAAGGGGTGGTGGAAGCGACAATGGCTGATCTGGATGAAGTGAAACAGGAACTAGACCAAATCTGGAAAGAACTGCACACGAAACAGGAACGGGTTCGCCCGGCTGTGTCGTTTTCCTTTTTGATCTGGGTCATAGGCGTGACGGTGTCCGGGGCGTGGTGGGCTGCCACCATGACTTCCCAAATGGGCCAGATGCGCGACGCCTTGACAGCGGCCGCCAGTTCGCAGTACAAGACAGAAACTGCGACGCAGGACCTGCGCCTGCGGGATCAGCAGATTGATTTCCTGCAACAGCAGGTGGACGCGCACAAGGCCACGGATACGGAAGAACACAGGGCACTGAAAGACCGGCTGAAAGCCGCAGAGGAAAAGATTCGCGCGCTTGAATTGAAAGAAAAGTAAAGGGGTCGCCATGTATTGTCCGCACTGCGGTGAACAGGGGAAGCTAGTCAAGGATGGGTGGCGGGAACGCAAAACGGGGCGCCAGAACCGATGGCGCTGCAAATCCTGCGGCAAAACGACCGCGAACCCGTCGAAAGCGAAGCCTGTCAAGGAACCGACCCACCGACAATACGAAGGCAAACTGCCGCCCGCCGAACGCTACGTTTTCACCGCCGCCCAGAACGCGACGCCAGTACATAAAAAATTCCTTGCTACACTGGAAAACTACTGTGCCCACAACGGCGCGCAGCTGGTGGTCGTGCCGATACGGTACAAGAACCCGACAAGCGTCTGGGGCCAGAAGCAGCAGGACGACGACTGGTGGGCGCCTGAACTGCACGAATACCTGTTTTCCAGCCGAGCCGACATTAACCGGAACCTGATCCTGCTGGGTGACATCCGCACGCAGCCGACGAACACGCAGCCCCTGACCGGGTTCGAAGCGATCACCGGCGACAAGTCCGGCATCCTGCCGCACCCGAAAGTCCAGCTGAAGTCGATTGCGACCCCGCAAAGCAAGCTTCCCAAAATCATGACGACGACCGGTGCTGTTACGGTGGAAAATTACACCGATACGGCGACCGGCAAGCGCGGCGAATTCCACCACACTATCGGGGCGGTGGTGGTCGAAGTCGACGGCGACATGTTCTTTATGCGCCAGATTTCCGCCCTGCAAAACGGGACGTTCATTGATCTGGACAAAAAGTACACGCCGGACGGGGTCGAAGATGCACCGCCCGCCGCCGCCCTGATCATGGGCGATTCCCACGTGCAGTTCATCGACCCGGACGTGGTCAAGGCTACATTCAACGGCCCGGGATCAATCACGGCCGTTCTGAAGCCGAAAAAGCTGATCTGGCACGACGTGTACGACCACTATTCGCAGAACCATCACGACCGCGACAACCCGTTTATAAAGCTGGCGAAGCACCGTGCAGGCATGGCCAGCATCCCGAAGGAACTGGAACTGACCTGCGCGTTCGTGAACAAGCACGGCGCAGGGTTCGAAAACGTGATGGTCCCCAGTAACCACAACGAAGGTCTGGAACGCTGGATTCGGGAAACCGACTGGCGAAAGGACCCGTCGCACATGGAATTTTATCTGGAAACCGCGCTGGAAATGGTCCGGAACACGGAAATGACCGACGCGGGCGCCCGGACGGTCGACCCGTTCCACTACTGGGCCGAACGCCTGCTGACCGTGAATAAAGTCCTGCTGAAGCGGGACGAATCCCTGATGGTGCTGGGCATCGAAACCGGGATGCACGGCGATCTGGGTCCGAACGGGTCCCGGGGAAGCATCATGAACCTGCGGCGGATCGGCGTCAAAAGTATAATCGGCCACGGCCATGGCCCGGGCACCGAAGAAGGCTGTATGCAGGTCGGCACGAACAGTCGCCTGCGGGTCCAGTACAACCGGGGGCCGTCGAACTGGCTGCATTCCGACGCAGTGATTTACGCGAACGGCAAGCGAACCCTGCTGCATATTATCGGGGGGCGCTGGCGGCGATGACAACAGTCGCGTGGAAAGACGGGGTCCTGTGCACCGACAGGCAGGCAACAGCGGGGGGCGCGCGCAAGCTATGCGAAAAACTGTGGCGCGTGCGTGGCACTGACTACGCAGTGGCAATCACCGGGTCGCTGTCCGCCGGTATCCGGTTCTGTGAATGGCTGAAGAACGGCAGCAACAAGGACGACGACTGGTCGTTAGACGAAGATTCTGAAGCGGTGGTGCTGAACCTTGTCACGGGGAAGGTCACCGCCTACGATAGCAACATGGTTCCGATGCCTGTATTCGACAAGTTCGAAGCGTGGGGCAGCGGGGCCGACTTTGCACTGGGCGCGATGGAAGCTGGCGTGGACGCGGTCCGCGCTGTAGAGATAGCGGCCAAGCACGACACCGGGACCGGCAACGGCCTGACGGTGATCAATCTAAACAAAGACGAAAGGGTGCGAAAATATGTTAGTTGGCGTAACTGGCAAAGCCGGGGCAGGTAAAGACACTTTTGCGAAATTTTTCACCGATAGGGGCTATGCGCGGCATTCGTTCGCTGACCCGATCAAGCGAATGATCGAACTTGCGTTTGATCTGGACCCGTCCGTATGGGACGACCGGGAAGCGAAGGAAGCCCCGATTCCGTGGCTGGGAAAGTCGCCGCGCTATCTGGCGCAGACGCTGGGCACCGAATGGGGCCGCGAAAAGGTGCACCCGGACCTGTGGCTGTTACTGGCCGAACAGGCGGTGCTGAAGCACGCGAACCTGATCATCCCAGACGCCCGTTTTGACAACGAAGCCCGGTGGATCAGGGAACACGGCGGCGTGATCGTCCGCGTGGAACGCCCGGACCCGCAGGCCATGGACAACGCCGGGCACGCGTCCGAAGCTGGCGTGGACCCCGGGTACTGCGATTACATCGTGCAGAATCGTGGTACAATCGAAGACCTGACAGAATCAGCTGCAAATCTGTATAACCTGTGGCCCTAAATATGGCGAAAAAGTGCTATGTACTTAACCCTTTTGGCATTACTCCGCAAAGTCAACCTGCGCGTCGTCGGAATCGTGGCGGTGCTGGTGTTCATTTTCGGGGCCGGGTGGACGGTAAACGGGTGGCGATACCGGGCGAAGATGGAACACGAAAGGGCGGAAATCGCGAAAAATTACGCGAAGCAGCACGAACTATTTATGCAGAAGTACCGGGACCAGCAGGCCCGGGATCAGGCCGCCGCTGAAGCCCTGTCGTCCGATCTGGAACGGATTCGAACCCAACGCACGGAACTGGAAGCCGCCCTGCGTGGCGCGGCTGTGGTGAAGCCCCATGACGAAATTTGCAAGGATGGCGGCAGCGGTAACCCTTTCGGGCCTGACTTTGTCCGGCTGTGGAACGGTACCGGCGCCGCCGATTGAACCTATCCCACGGGCGCAGCCTGTGGAAGCCCTGACGCCGTGCAGGGAGCCTTCCCAGCTGCCAGCCGACCTTCCGGACCTGCCAGCCGCAGAAGCTGTCAGGGACGTGCTGCGGGCGCATTCCGACGACGTGGCAGCCCTGAACGAATGCAGCCGCAAGCACCGCGCGCTGCGCGACTACATCAAAGCCGAATAATCCGTGTTTTTCCCCGGTGGTGGTAACGCTTCCAGCTGCCGCCGGGGCTTTTTAACGTCGTGGCGCAACACTTGCCCTATAAAAAGGGATACTAGGGGCAAAACGAAAAGTGATATTTCAGGGGCAAAATATTTCAGGACCCTAGAACCCGGTATATTTAGGTGTTTTATTCAACAAGATCAGGACTTTAAGCTATATACTACGATATACCACGTGGTATACAGTCAAGGCTACAATGTCGCTAGGCAATAAGTTTTTGATTTGCTGAAAGAAAAACGAAAACTGCCCGGTATACGTGTTTATATGGGAAGTTCAGGGGCCGGGGGTTTGACAGCAGGTCGACCGATCCAGAAAATAAGTGTCGGGCATAGCCCATGGGGTCAGCGTATGCGGGCCGGTGGACGGGCGCCCCCCCAGTGTGCGGGCGCCCGATTCATTCACAGAACACAAAGGCGGGATGCTGACCGAAATGCACCACGATTATGACTACAAGACCGAACCCTTCGACCACCAGCGCGAAGTGTTCCACAAAAGCCGCGACAAAACCGACTTCGCCCTGCTAATGGGCATGGGAACTGGCAAGACGAAGGTCGGCATCGACACGGCTGCGCACCTGTGGGCGCGCCGGGAAATCATGGCCGTGGTCGTGATAGCGCCGAACGGGGTGCATCGGAACTGGATACTGCGCGAAGTCCCCGCGCACATGCCCGACTGGACCGGATACCGGGCGGCAGTGTGGGCCAGTACCCTGCGCAAGCCGGAACAGCAGGCGCTGGACAAAATCTGGGACGCCGGAAACAGCCTGCGGATCATTTCCATGAACGTGGAAGCATTCGGGCAGGGCATGACCGGCAAGGCTGCCAAATATCTGGCCAGCATCCTGAACACGTTCCCCACGCTGCTGATCATCGACGAATCGACCGTGATAAAAACGCCGGGGTCGAAACGGACGAAAACCCTGATCAGGCTGGGCAAGCGGGCCAAGTACCGCCGCATCATGACCGGGACCCCAATCACGAACGGCCCCATGGATGCGTGGGCGCAGTTCGCGTTCCTGAACACGGCCATACTGGGGTACGAAAATTTTTATTCGTTCAAGCACCGATACGCGGAATGGGTCCGGCGCCAGCTGAAACAGATCGACCCGAAGACGGGCAAGCCGCGCGAATTCGAAGAACTGGTGTCGTATCGCAATCTGGACGAACTGGTGGACAACATTCAGGCGTACAGTTTCCGGATCACGAAAAACGAATGTCTGGACCTGCCGGACAAGATATACGAACGCTACCCGGTGGAACTGACCGCCGAACAGAAAAAGCTGTACAAGGACATCCGCACGAAAGCCCTGTACGAACTGGGACAAGGGGAAGTCACGGTGCAAAACGTCCTGACGAAGCTGCTGCGGCTTCAGCAGGTGCTGGGCGGTTTCCTGCCGACCGACGAATTCGCGCCGTCAGAACCGATTCCCGGGAAAAACCCGCGAATGGAAGCCCTACTGAACATCGTCGAGGAAGCGAACCCGGACGGAAAAATAATTATCTGGGCGCGGTTCCGGGCCGAACTGGAAGCAATCGAAAACGTCCTGAAAGAAAAGTACGGCAAGGGCGCGGCTGTGTCCTACCATGGCGGCGTCGACCGTCATCTGCGCGAAGAAAATATAGACCGGTTCCAGAACGACCCGACTTGCCAGTTTTTCGTCGGTCAGCAGCATTCGGGCGGCTACGGCCTGACCCTGACAGCTGCCACAACGATGATTTATTACAGCAATGATTTTTCGCTGGAAGCCCGACTGCAAAGCGAAGACCGCGCGCACCGCATCGGTCAGAAACGGAACGTGACGTATATCGACATCGAAGCGGAAAAGACGGTTGACAGCAAAATAATTAACGCGCTACGATCAAAAAAGAACATAGCAGACGAAATTACGAAAGATAAACCAGCGGAGTGGCTATAAATGGCGAAAGTGTATGTGGTACAGATACCGAAACGACGCGACCTTGAATCGGGGCGCCTTGTCCCGGTGGTCGATATTTCCCCGGCAGCGACATTCGGTGAATTCAGTTCGCCATTGTTCCCGGGTACCGGCGTGTCCTTCATGACGCAGAACGACGTGCACGAAGTGCGCAAGCGGCTGAAGGAATACACCGACGACGACTTTATTCTGGCGGTCGGTGACCCGGCTGCAATCGGGCTGTCCATGGCACTGGCCGCAGAAGTCAATCTGGGCAGGGTAAACGTCCTGCGCTGGGACAAGAAACGTCGCGCCTATGTGAACCTGAAATTCGACCTGAAGGGGAACTGAAATGGCCATTGATTACAGCAAAGCCGAAGGGACCGATGAACCCACGAAACTGGAATTGTCCGACATCGTGGAACTGGCCCGGCAGCAATACCGCATCGAACAGCGTCTGCTGGACCTGAAAAAACAGCTGGAAGACGTGAATGCGGAATACACGAAGATGCGGACCGAAACCTTGCCGGAAGCGATGAAGTCGGTCGGATTAACCGAACTGGCGCTAGACAATGGCGCAAAGATCGTTATCGCAGACGACATTAACGTGAACATCAAGGAAGACAATCGACCAGCCGCATACGGGTGGCTGCGTGAACACGGGCATGGCGACATCATAAAAAACCAGATCACTATGCTATTCGGAATGGGTTCGGACAGCGAAAAGGACGTGGCCGTGGAATTCGCGGAATTGCAGGGGTTCGATTACACCCTGAAGGAAAACATCCCGCCGCAGACCCTGAAGGCGTGGGCAAAAGCCCAGCTGGAAACCGACGACCCGATTCCGGAAGACGTTATCAACATTTTTCGACTGGACATTTCGAAAGTCGTGCTACCCAAAGAACGCAAGGGAAAAAAGGGCAAGGGTTGACAGGGGTCAGCCCGGGGGCGTAATTTTCGAAACCGCTGAAGGGGAACAGCATATTTCCCCCTAACCGTTAAAACGACTAAGGTGCAACGACATGGCAACAGGCAAAGCTGTAGCAACAAAGAAAGACGCGGGCCTGCCCGCATTCCTGAAAGACGGCGCGTATGCTGATTTCGAAGACGCGGGCCTTGAACAGGCCGACGCTGATTCGTTCGCGATTCCTTTTCTGCGAATCCTTCAGAGTACATCGCCGCAGGTGAAAAAGACCAGTGGCAGTTTCATCGAAGGCGCGCAGGAAGGAATGCTGATCAACACTGTGACGCAGGAAATCTTCGACCTTGAAAAGGACGAACTGAAGCTGGTCCCGGTGTACTACCGGCGCGCGTTCATGGAATGGAAGACCCGCGAACAGGGCGGCGGCTACGTGGCCGAACACGGTGTTCTGGATGGTCTGGAACTGATGAAGGAAACCGAACGCGACGACAAGAATCGCGACATCCTGCCGAATGGCAATCAGCTGTCCGACACCCGGTACCACTACGTGATCATTGTCCGCAATGACGGCACGTATGAACCGGCAATAATCACCATGGAACGGACCCAAACCAAAAAGTCCAAGCGACTGAACAGTGACATCGACATAAAGAAAAAGTCGAAAGGCATTCGCTTTATGCAGGCGTTCCTGTACGGCATCGGCGTGGTCGGCGAAAGCAAGGACGACAACAGCTGGTGGGGCTGGGACATCAACTATTCGGGACTGGTCGAGGATCAGAACCTGTTCGACGCGGCCGTGGATTTCCACAACAGAATCCGCGCGGGCGAAGTCAAGGAAGCGACCGAATCACTGAACGGCGGGGACGACGCCGAAGGTGGTACAACGGTGGAAGGAAAACCCGAGTATTAAGCAACTGGAAGCTTGATGGTGGCCGGGGCAATCCCGGCCACACTTTCTACGGGTGCAATGAATGGACAAGATAGAACGATTCAGTCGGCTGTTTAGCGGCCTGACGCGCGCGCATGGTATATACCGGGAAGACCGGAACCTGCAAAAAGAGTCCGGAAAGATCGGCGGTCGCGCGCAAACAGTCGCCGAACCTGTAACGACCGAAAAATGGGAAGCCCACCTGACGGGCAAATCTGGTCTGGGCGTAGTTCCGATCCACGACGACGGCACGTGCGAATTCGCAGCGATTGATTTCGACGTGTACGATGAACCCACAGTGAAACGATTCGTGACCGATGCAAAGCGGTCCGGGTTCCCTATCGTCTGGGCAAAGTCAAAGTCTGGCGGCGCCCACCTTTACATTTTCTTTTCGGAACCGGCGAACGCAGCGAAAATTCGCGCGAAGCTGGGCGAACTGGCTAGGATGCTGGGATACCCGAAAATCGAAATCTTCCCGAAACAGGAAAAGCTAGACGCCGCGAACGGTGAAGTCGGGAACTGGATAAACCTCCCGTACTTCGACGCCGAAATGACGCAGCGGTACGCATTCGACGACGCGGGAAAGCCGATTGCTGATTTCGAAAAATTCTTGGACTACGCGGAAAGCAAGCGGATCAGTCCCGCCGATTTCGACAAGCTGGAAATTCACCAGCAGGAAATTCCATTCAGTGACGGGCCGCCGTGCATTCAGACCATGGCGCACAATGGCGTCGGCGAAGGCGGGCGGAACAAAGCACTGTTCCAGTTCGCCATATACGCAAAGAAAAAATACCCCGACGAATGGCAGGACAAGGTCATAGAGTGGAACGGCGACTACTTCAGCCCGGCCTTGCCCATGCGCGAAATCACTGCGACCATCTTCAAGTCACTGGATACAGACCGGGAGTACGGCTATCTGTGCAAGGATGCGGTCTGCATGGAAGTCTGCAACAAACCACTATGCCAGACCCGTGAATTCGGAGTTATGGGCGGTCTAGTTCAGGTCTGGGAAGACTGGAACATTGAAGGCGTCCGAAAGATCGTGCAGGTGAACGCTGCCGGGGCTGTCGTTACTGACGAACCGCCGCAGTACATCATGTCGATAAACGGGCAGGACGTGAAGTTTCAGCGGGCTGAACTGACCAATAATGTGAAATTCCGCGAAAAGGTTTTTGAAGTTCTGGACAAGATGCCGCCGCGAATGAACAATGCAATGTGGGACCAGATGATTCAGCACTGGCTTGTGAATCGGGAAGTGATCGAAATCCCGTATGAATACACGTCGACCGCCAGTCTGGGCACTATGCTGAAGGACTTCATCGAAACGGCGCCCGAAGCAAAGTCGCGGCGTGATATACTGACCGGAATGGTACTTTTCGAAAACAACAAATTCCTGTTCCATTTCGAAGCTTTTTCGAAATATCTTCAGCAGCAGCGGTTCCCGAACACGACTGCCAGCGGGCTGTGGCAGCAGCTGCACAATCTGGGCGTCGAAAAGAAAGAAACGACCACTACCGGCAACAAAAAGCTGAACTACTGGCTGGTTCCGGAAGACTTCGTGACGAAAGACCCGGAAAGCGCGGTGCCGCAAGTCGACGAACGCATGGAATTCTGATGCGCAAGCGAATCATTCTGGGACCGCCGGGAACCGGCAAAACGACGACACTGCTGAACATCGTCGACGAAAAGATGCGTTCGGGGATTTCCCCGCAGCGCATCGCGTACGTGTCGTTCACGCGAAAAGCCGCGCACGAAGCACAGGACCGGGCCATTGATCGGTTCAAGTTCGAACGCGAAGACATGCCATACTTCAAAACGCTGCATTCGCTGGCGTCCATGGTCATGGGCATGAAACAAGACGACTACATGTACAAGCCGCAATACAAGGAAATAGGCCAGCTGATCGGGCTGCCGGGCCTGACCGGCGAACGCGCGGACAGCAAGACCGAAACGCGCGCTAACAATCTGGGGAATCACCTGCTGTCTGTGATCAGCGTCGCGCGTAACATGAAAATGACGCTGCGCGATTACGTTCGCAGCATGTCGCAGCTGGAATGGCAGTACAGCATCGGGCGGTATGGCAAGGAACTGAAGCGGCTGGTCGTGGCGCTGGATCAGTACAAAAAGACCTACGGCCTGCGCGACTACACCGACCTGATGATTGAACCCGTGTATCTGGAATATCCGGCCATTGACGTGGACGTGGCGATAATCGACGAAGCGCAGGACCTGACCGCCGTCCAGTGGGATTTCATTCACTGGATGTTTCGCGACGTGAAAGAACTGTACATTGCAGGTGACGACGACCAAGCGATTTACGAATGGAACGGGGCCGACGTGCAGCAGTTCCTGCACCTTGACGGCGAAAAACAGGTGCTGAACAAGTCCTACCGGCTGCCGCGCAGGCCGTGGATGGTCGCAAATCACCTGTCGAACCGGATCAGCGAACGGTACGAAAAGGACTGGTCCCACAATGGGACCGAAGGCGAAGTGTACCGCATCGCCGACGTGAAGTACGCGGTCGACATTGTGGAAGGCGGCGACTGGCTGGTGCTGGCGCGTAACGGACACCACCTGAACACAATCAAAGGCTGGCTGATGAACAAAGGCGTTCCGATCAAGTTCAGCAATTACGACGTGATAAAGCCGGACGAAATGGGCGCTATTCATGCGTGGGCGAATCTGGCGCAGGGCAAGCAAATTTCCGGCCTACGCGCGAAACAGCTGTTCGCCCTGCTGCGGACGCAGAAACACATCGGCTACGGTGGCAAAGCGCGCATGGAACACGTCGAAGATACCGACCAGTTTTCGTTCGATGAACTGCGCGACCAGTTTTCCCTGCTGACCGATCCGGCGGCGAACTGGTGGGACATCCTGCAAAAAATCCCGCAGCACAAAGTCGACTATTATCGGCGCGTCAGGCGGCACGGTGAATCACTGAAAAACCCGCGCGTCACGCTGTCAACGATTCACAAGGTCAAAGGCGGCGAAGCCGACAACGTGCTACTATTAACGGACATGTCCCGCCAGACCCACCGCATGTACGCCCACAACCTGCGCGCGGCCGACGAAGAACATCGGGTTTTTTATGTCGGCGCGTCCCGGGCACGTCGGCGCCTGATAATTTGCAACAAACAATCCCTGAACGGGTACCCGTTCCCTAAATTCAGCGAAAAGGCAAAAGTAGCATGATTAGCGACGACTATCGCAAGCAAAACGAAATCCTGCACAACACGAAACCCGGATACGGCACCGGCGGCGCCCGCTGGGTCACCGCAGTGTCGACCCTGTGCGCAGAGTACGACACGGACGACGTGCTGGACTACGGCTGCGGCAAAGGCCGTCTGGCGGCTGCCCTGCCGTTCCATATCAATCAGTACGACCCGGCCATTCCGAAACACTGCACTGCACCGGAACCTGCGGACATCGTCGTATGTACCGATGTTTTGGAACACATCGAACCGGAATACATCGACGACGTGCTGGACCACCTGCAACAGCTGGCCCGGGAATGTGCCCTGCTGAACATCGCGACCCGACACGCGCATAAAACCCTGCCGGACGGCCGGAATACGCACATTTTGGTGAAACCGCCGGAATGGTGGTTTTCGAAGCTGATGGACCGCTGGGATTCGGTTGAAATGGTCGAAGCCGGGCACGGGGAATTCACGGTTCTGGTGTCACTACCGAAAAAAATTGTTGCAGTGGGCTAAAGTTTCCTGTAGAGTTGCCGTTAAGTTAAGTGAACGACAACAGAAAGGGGACACAAAATGAACGACTTCAGCACCTGCAACGACCGCGAATTTCTGGAAATCTATATCTGGGACGAATACAAGTCGGCCCACGGCATCCGCCCGCGCTGGGTGAACTTCGACGCCATGTCGATGGACGAACTGCGCGTGCTGGCGCAGCAGGTTTCCGACGACTGCGCCGGGCAGGAACAGCACGAACGCGAAATGTTCGCCCGCAACGCCGCCAAGTTCGAAAAGCTGGTGGCCGACGTGGTGGCCATGGGCGCCCGCACCCGGGAAACCGCGATTCGCTGGCTGCGCAGTGCCGACGAATATCACGCACGTGACGACGACCATTTTCGTTACGACTACGGGCTGGACTGGACCTACCCCGTAAACTAACCCTGACGGCCATGGACGGCCACAACCTAGAAAGGTGATACTATGCAAGGTAGAGAATTCGACGAACTGAAACCCCGCACGACCGTGTACGTCATGGTGTACACCCGCGACGGCGGCGTGAAGATCAAGGAAGGGCGCGTGACACGTGTCGCACGCGGCGACTACAAATACTACTCCGACGGCCGGGCCGTGATCATCGACCACGTCGGGTACAAGCCGGAACGCGTCTGGCTGCGGCGCGACGAAGCCCGAACGGCTGCGATCCGCAAGCTGCTGGACAATATCGACCGGCTGTAGCAAGAACCGGGCCACGGACGGCCCAAACTTTTTTCGGTAAAAACGAAAAAAATTGTTGTAATGCCCTAAAGGTTCCGGTAACCTTGCCGTTAAGTTAAGTGAACGGCAACACAAACCAGATCAGAAAGGGGAAACGAAATGACCAAATTCAACCGCGACGACTTCAGCTACCACGGCGGCTACCTGACCTACAACGGCGAACAGGGCGAAATGACTGAATACTACACGCAGCCCTGTCACCCGACCCGCGAAGGCATCGCGAAGCCCGCTTTTATTGCCCGCTTCAAGTACGCGTCGACCAGCAGCAAGGGTCCGTGGATCACCTTCCTTTGCAAGAACTTCACCGTCGAAGAATATCTGGGCCGCATGGCCGCTGGTGAAACCCCGCTGGAAATCGTGCAGTCGAAGGGTTTCGTCCTGAGTCACATCAAAAAGTGGCTGAAGGCCGACGGTTACCCGCAGACGCAGGCCGGGTACAAACAGTGGATGGCCGACCGCCACGAAGCCTAAAACGAACCCCCGGGCCATGGACGGCCCCAAACCAGAAAGGTACAGAAAGATGACACCCTACGAACTTTACGAAAAGGTCATGGAAACATCGAACGAATTTTTCGAGCGCAACGACTGCGCAGTAAAGGCGCTGGCGATAGCGACTGGCGAAGGCTACGAAATGGCCCACTACGCGCTGGAATGTCAGGGCCGCAAGCCCCGGGACGGGACCTTTATCTGGCAAACGCTGGACGCGCTGGAATCTTTGGGCTACACATGGGAACGAATCGACGCGACGCAAATCCCGGCCCGCACCGGCCTGACCCTGAACCGCCTGCTGACCGAAAAGCCGGGCGCATTCCCAGACCGCTATATTGTCAGCTATTCGCGGCACTTGGGCGCCGTGGCCGGAAGCGAAGTGCTAGACTGGTCAAAGAACCGCCGGAAGCGAATCGTCTGCATGTACAAGATCAGCCGCAAAGCGTAAAAAATTTGTTGTAATGGGCTAAAGTTTCCTGTAAGGTGGTCGTTAAGTTAAGTAAGACCACACGAAATCAGAAAGGAAAACGAAATGACCACATTCATGACACTGATTGCAGTAGTAGCCGGAACCGCCGCAGTAGCCGGGATTTTCTGGATCGAATTCAAGGCTGCCCGCAACCGTCCGATGAAACCGCTGTACTAAGGGGAACCGAAATGAAAATTCAGAACATAGGCGTGATCGACAACGACTACACCGTGACCGGGAACCACCACTGCCGCCGCTGTGCGGGCACCGGCCAGTTCATCACGTACGTGGAAAACGGCAAGCCGAAAGGCCCGGGCGGGGTTTGCTTTCGCTGTGGTGGGAAGACCTACCACACGCAGGAAGACCGCCGCCGAAACAACGGCTACGACTGCCGGGGCTTTTATCAGGACCGCAGCGGCTACCATCACAATGTGGTGGCCGACATGAAGCGCGGCCCGCTGGACGCACTGATTTAAGGGGAACACTGATGACTGACGATATACTGAAGAACGGCCACGGATGGCACTGCACTGTGGCCCCGCGTTCGGTGGACCTGCTGGACACCGCCCTGCGGGTCGCCGTGGAAGCCCACGCCGGGCAGGTGCGCAAGTACACCGGCGAACCCTACGTGACGCACCCCGTGGCTGTCGCACGGCTTGTCGGGGGCGTTTTCCCTGACGTGGATATGATAGGCGCGGCCTACCTGCATGACGTGCTGGAAGACACCGACGTGACCGCTACTGACCTGTTACAGCATGGGCTGGGGTCAAGCATGGTCCGGCTGGTTCAGCAGCTGACCGATATTAGTACGCCGGAAGACGGCAACCGGGCAGCCCGCAAGGCACTGGATCGGGCGCACACGGCGCAGGCGTCGGCCATGGCGAAGACGGTCAAGCTGGCGGACCTGCTGGACAACACGCGGTCGATAACGCTGTACGACCCGAATTTTGCGGTGGTGTACATGCGCGAAAAGGCGCAGCTGCTGGAAGTCCTGACCGAAGGACACCGGGATTTGTTCCTGCGGGCGCTGTCGGCGGTTTATTTGTGGGAAAACTGAAAAAATTTGTTGCAACGGGCTAAAGGTTCCTGTAAGGTGGTCGCTAAGTTAAGTAACACCAGCCGAAATTCAGAAAGGGGAAACGACATGGCAACAGCGAAAAAAATGGACCACGCAGCCTACCAGCGCGGCCTGAAGCGGAAAAGCATCGACCAGCTGCGGTTCATCATTCAGGACGCGCGCGAAGCGTCGGAAGCGAACCCGGAAGGCGAAAACGCCGGGTACTACATCGACGAAATGCACTACGCATACGCCGAACTGCAACGCCGCCGTCTGGCGGGCCTGTACTAAGGGGAACGATCATGACCGACACACTGAAAGAACTGGAAGACTTCATGACCAAGCGCGACGAAGCGTGGCAGCTGGTGGTGGATTTCCTGCACTATCAGGGGAAGCACCGCACGCTGCTGAACGATTTGCAGCAGGCGAAAGTCCGGCTGGAAGGGAACGGGTTCGGCGACCTGAAAGGCGCCCGGCTGTCGACCGACCTGCTGTGGGACTGGTCGCACGTTCGCGATAGCGACGACCAGCACGTATTCGCCATGGCGAACAAAATCCGCGAACTTTACCCTGTGCAGGTGCTGTCGTGATCGGCACCACGCGCAAGGCGGAAATCGTCGAAGTCGTCCCGAACCAGACCCGGAAGGACGAATGGGGCTATCCCCGGCACTACGCCGGGTACGCCCGGGCGGTGGACGACGCGGGTGAAGGTCACATTTTTGTGAACGGTTCATTCAATGGGGTGCACGACGTGGAAGTGGGCGACACGGGCACCGTGACGTACACAAAGGGCGCTGTATACGCCCTGTGGTTTTTCGAAGGGGACAAAAAATGATTGCATTCCTGAACGGTGAATGGGTCGACTTCGGCCCGGAACACCCCCGCAGCCTGCGCAGGGCCGCGCGTCTGCTGCGAAAGGGCGTGATCCTTGCGCTGACACTGGAACAGCCGGTGACGACCGCCCTGTGGGTCGCTGGGGCGCGCAGCATGGCATTCGGCGACCTGATGAACGCCGGGCTGATGGTTCGCACCACAGAACCGGGATACAGCCGCGACGAATACGCGGTGCGCTGGACCGTGACCGCCCGGGTATCATTCGTGGACAGCTACGGCCACCGCTGGGTCGAAGGGACCACCGACGTATGGGAAAAGTGAAAAAATTTGTTGCGGCAGGCTAAAGTTTCCTGTAAGGTGGTCGCTAAATTAAGTAACACCGACCAGAAAGGGGAAATGAAATGGAACTGAAATTCAAAGTGATCGTCCGGCCCGCGCAGGAAATTTTCGAAGATGCCGACGCCGACATGTTCGCGACTGTCGTCCAGAACCGCAAGGGGCGCCAGTGGGCAGCGAAGGCCCTGTGGGGCTGCCCGGGCAACGCCGCCGAAAACGCCATGGTCCTTCAGGAAATGCTGAACGACGGCGTCAAACTGGAAAAAGACAGCTGGACCGAAATCTAAACTGACCGGCCACGGACGGCCAAAGGGGAAACGAAATGAATACTACCGAAATGATCGAAGCCGCACGCAAACAGCCGGGAATCCATTGCGATGGGTACCGCCAGCATTCAGCCTGCGGAAACGTGGAGTGCCAGCTTATCACGCGGTCGAAAAACGGCGTGGACAAGACCCGGGCATACTTCAGCATCGGCGCGCGCAATATCAGCCGCGCGGTCGCCGAAAAACTTTTGAAAGGGGAAAACGCGTGAAACCGAACACTGTACGACTGGAAGCAAAAACGGCGAAGGGCCGCCAGATCATCAAGGAATGGGGCGATATTTGGACCATTCTGCGGGTCGACAACGTGGCATTCGCGAAGGGACAGCACGCACTGGTGGCGCCGGATTCACTGCTGGAAGGTGACAGTCGGGACCGCGCATCGCGCTGGGTGAAGATTCGCAACGACAAACATTTTTTCCTGATTTAGCTAAAGGAAACGGTGGTACTGCCGAAAAATTTATTGACAGCAGCGTGAATGCCGCTGTAAACTTCAAATCGTCAACTGAGAAAGGGGAAACAACATGTCTATTATTCTGCACTGTGGTTCGAAAAAGGTGAATCGTTCGGAACTGTCGAACCCGACGCTGCCCGCGTCGACGAAGACCTACCAGCCGATAGGCCACGACTATTTCGTTGATCTGGTCGAAAGCAAGCTGGCTGAACGCGGTTTCACCATCGCCGATCAGGTCCACGGCCTGAACAACGGCGGCCGTGACTATTTCGGCATGTTCGAAGTCGAAGGCAAAAACCTGACGACGCAGGACTACGCCCTGATGGTCGGAATGCGTAACAGTCATTCGAAGCGGTTCGGGGCTGGCATCGCAATCGGCGCAAGCGTGTTCGTATGCGACAACCTGTCGTTCAGCGGCGAAGTCAAGGCCGTGCGCAAGCATACGGCGGGCGAATCCGGCAACATCCTTCTGGACCTGCCCGAAATCGTCGCTGGTTCAATCGGTCAGATGGTGAACAAGGCGGAATTCCAGAACACCCGGTTCGAAGCCTATAAGTCGCGCCAGCTGGCCACGTTCGAAGCCGAACACATCATGGTCGAAATGCTGCGTCAGGGCATCATGAACGCCCACCGGTTCCCGAAGCTGGTCCAGCAGTGGGACGCGCCCGACCACGATTCGTTCACCCGCACAGGCCGGTCGGCGTGGCGCATGTTCAACGCCGCGACCGAAGCCCTGAAGGGCACGAACGTGGTGGACATCGTCCGCAAGACGGAAAAGCTTCACCTGCTGACCGACAGCGTGGTGGAACTGGCCGCGTAATTGACAGGGGCGCCACGGAAGGCGCCTACTGTCCGAACGGGTGGCTGCCTTAATAACCGTTGAACTACACGCAGGGGGGCTTTGAATGAATAGCTAACCGATCAGAAACCTAACTAAAATCGGCCCGGGATGGAACCCGGGCTTATACCTTAAAGGTTATATTTTCCGGGGATTTTATAACATGACAGCGACAACCGGACCGATAATGGAAACACTGGCCGAAGCATGGGATCGGCACATAACGTCGCAAATGGACGGGGCGCCCATGGATTCGGACGACTACCACATTCGGCGGCTGGACTATCTGGCAGGGGCTGTCGACGTACTGGCCGTCCTGATGACGCAGGTACAGTCGAAGACTGGACAGGGCCGCCTGACCTTGCCAGTATTTGCCGACACTTTCATGCAGCTGTTTCAGGACACACAGTTACAGCTGGACAATCAAATAGCGCACATGGGGGGACCCGATGCACAGCCCGATTTTGCTATGGATGACAAGCCGCAGCCGATCTAGCATGGTGGCAGCAATATTCGCCGCGCACGGCCTGTACTGGGGAAACCGGCAGCAGCAGTCCGCCGGGTATGACACGTTCGAAAATCAGCAGATCAAGGCGATTCTGAAACAGTATTTCGGCCTGCCATTCTGCACCCTGCCAGCTATCGACGAACCGAATGTTCCACCGTGCCTTCGCGATATTCAGGGGGTAACCCCCAGCGACAGGCCGTGGATGATGAAAACCGGAATCGAATATTTCCATGTATTCCGTCCGCTGAATCCGTTCAATGTGTTCATAGTTCGCGACCCCGAAGCCGTGGTGAAATCAATCTGCGACAAGCGACGAAACGCCGACCCGGAAATGGCGCGCAAGGCGGCCGAATGGCGGTACCTGCAAATGAAAATCCTGCACCAGCAATACGGCGGCGTCTGGGTTGACACCGACCGACTGATTCAGGGAGACTTCACGCAGATTCGCGAAGCTTTGGAATACTGCGGCGTGATGTTCGACGAAGAAAAAACGAAAGGCGCGATAAGGCGCTAAAGAATTCCCCGAAAGGGATAAACCGGGCTAGACGCAGCGAATCCGCACAGTCATAAATGCCCATATTGTAATACGTCAAACCACGGGAGTGCTGACGATGAAAGACAAAATAAATCCTATTAACAACGTGACCCCTATCAGTCGGGGCAATTCGTACGACCTGAAACCTGCCGGTGAAAGGCGAACGATCCTTACTGTAGTTATTACACCGGAACAAGCTGAAAAAATACTCAAGGAAACAGCGGAAGCCGGGTTTTATAATCGCGCAGAAGCACGGGCAAGTATCGCGACGTATGCGAATGACATCCGCGAAGGTCGGTGGTTCACTGATACATTCGAACTGCTGAAATTCAGCATATTGGACGGAAAGCAGATACTGATCGACGGGCAGCACAGGCTGGAAGCTGTTATCAAAGCTGGCAAGGCCCAATCATTTTGGGCTGTATTCGATGTTCCATACGCCGCATTCCGGCACTTTGACCAAGGCAATTCACGCGATGTTAAGGACATTTTGTACATCGAAGATCAGGGGAACAAGGGCGGCTGGCAAACGTACACGTCTGACCTTGCACGCACTGGTCGGTACCTGTGGCGCCGTGGCTTGACTGGCGACCCGCTGACTAATCCGGAAGCGGGACTGCGCGAATCGGAAGGAAATATTGCTGACGCAATTCGTGCGTCGTTCAATGATCTTCCGGCTACCCGTGAAAAGTACCACGACGCGGCCTTGCGCTATCGTCAGACCGGGAACGGACCTTATTCGGCAGTGGTGTTTTTGCTGTACGAATGGACCAAAATAGACCCGAAACTTACCGACATTGTAGCCAACTGGATGGCCACAGACGACAATCGTCCGAACACATGTTTCCGGTATGCTAGGGACTACGCCGCTGCGTCTAAGGCTAAATCCGAAGAACATCGGGAAGATAGAAACCAGCGCGCTATCGCAAAAGGGCGGCACCGTGACTATGTTCGCGAACTGATGAAAGCCTACATTGTCGCGTGGAATTACGCACGGGCAGGGAAGGAAGTCACGCAGGCGACATTCAACAGCAACGTCCGCAAACTGAAGCGGGTCCCGTTAGCACAATGAAATGCCACCAGCGCAAAATCAGGGATGAAATTGCGGCGAAGGATGACCGGCCAGTGATTCCACTGGCCGGTTGTTTCGTCGAACAGATAACGCGGGAACAGGCCGAAAGCGTGATTTTCGTTTACGAATGGCTGGGAACAATGCCGTCTATAGTCCGCGCATGTTATGGCCTGTTTTCCCCCGGCCACGAACTGCTGGGCGTAGCCGTGTTCGGAAACGGCGGCGGATCACTGGCTGCCAATCTATGCGGAAAAGAAAACAGAACAAAAGCGATTTGTCTGGAACGCGGCGCCTGCGTTCATTATGCACATCCGCACGCTGGAAGTTTTCTGGTAGCGAACGCGTGTAAAATGGCGGCCGACGACTACGGGTGGCGCATTTTTTACGCGTACAGCGACGTGGAAGCTGGGGAAATCGGCACGATTTATCAAGCCTGCAACTGGCACTATTTGGGCGGTAGCCCGGGCCGTGGAAAGAATCCAAGTCGGTTCAGATACTGGGACGAAACAGGGAAAAAGGTCAGCAGTCGCAGCTGGCGCCGACGACGCAAAAACACAGGTGAACCACTGGACTGGGACTACTGGGCCGGGTTAGGATGGAAGCGCGACAAGGAACCAGTCCGACACAAGTATTGCAACTTTTACGGCGGCGATAAACGCGAACGACGGGTGCTACTAAAAGCCCTGAAATATCCGCCATTAGACTACCCAAAAAGGGGCAGCACATGACTGAACGCCTGCCAATTTATCACTACCACGCGCCGTTCAATACTGAAACGCACGTGTGGATCAATGAAGACCGAATAACAGAACCGCAGAAAGCCCGCGCACTGGCAATCGAAATCTGCGACGGTGGCGGCGGCCGGTGCAAGTGCCCGGTTCGCTGCGTTCGGTACATTCTACGACGGGGGGACGCGCAATGATCAGGGTTTTCGTGGGCACCGATAGCGACATTCACGGCAAGGCTGAAAAGGCGCTGGCACATTCGATTCGAAAGAATTCGTCGACGCCGGACGTGCAGGTTAATTTCATGCGGCCGGGCTGGAAATCAGGGTGCACCGGGTTTACGAATCACCGTTTCCTGATTCCGTGGATTTGTGGATTCGAAGGCTATGCTATTTATCTGGACGTGGACATGCTGGTGCTGGGCGACATCGCCGAATTATGGTCGTATAAAACGCCGGGCACGTGGTGTACGACCCCGATGCGTGACGACGTGTCTGTGATTGATTGCAGCCGGTTCGACTGGCTGGTACCGGAAAGAATTCAGTCGCAGAAAAAGGATCAGATTCGAAGTGCGCTGCGGTCATTCATGCAGCCAAGCATCCCCGGACAGTGGAACGTGATCGACAAAGTATTTCCAGACACGAAGCTGATCCACTACAGCGATCTGGATCGGCAGCCGTGGCATCCGATACCCGGGCACCCGTACAAGCAACACCCTGACGGTGAAGCGGTCGAACTGTTCTGGACTTATTACAACGAAGCGGTGAACGCATGAATGTGACAATCCACGCAAATAAAGCGATTGCATGGCAAAAACGCTATACTGAATTTTTTCGGCGCGGATTCGCAAAGCACGGAATTTTCGCGTCGGTTTCGAACAAGGCCCGCCGCGAATCCGAAGTGGCGGTGCTGTTTGGCCCTAATTACTGGAAAAATATCGAACGGGACGGCGGCGATTACATCATGGTGAACCGGGTCCTGATCACGAAAGACCCCCAGCACGTGCACGACGTGGTCGCGATTTCGTGGAACGGGTTCAACGGGCGCGGGACCTTTTGCGTCGACGACCCGGCCGAAGATCGTCTGCGCCTGTTCATCGACCCGGTCAAGGACGTGAAACCGTGGCGCAAGGAAGGCCGGTATCTGCTGCTGTGCGGGCAGGCTGATCTGGGCCGCTGCGGCAGGTACGCGACGCCCGGCGAATGGTACGACTACGTGAAGGGAACGGTCGCCGAACCTGTGATGTTCCGGCCGCATCCGAACCACGGGCAGCGGGTCCCACTGGCCACGCACCTGCGACAGGCGCGCGCAGCCGCTGTCCTGAATTCGACGGTGGCGGTTGACGCCCTGATGGGCGGCGTGCCGGTGATTTCCTTCGACGAAGGCAACCCGGCCCACGCAGTAGCGGGAAAGACCATCGCGGAAACGCTGACACCTGACCGAATGCAGCTGTTCCGGTACTTGGCGCACTGCCAATACTTTACACGGGAAATCGAAAGCGGGTACTTTTGGGAACGGCTTAATCCTATGCGCGGGCCACGACTGGCTGAATTCAATGCACCGACACACGTTTGTGACGACTAAAATTTTCAGCTGGCCAGTTTGCCGCAAATGCGGACTGATCCTGCTGAAGAACAAGGCGACCCGGAAGGCGGCGCGCAAGCCGTGCCCGGGGACACCAGATGACGACGAACGACGATGACGACGAAAAGGCCCGACTGCTGAAGGCGCACGAATGCCTGATGGAAGGCGGCGGGTATCTGGGCAAGGTATACCGAATGCAAGTGGAACGTGTGCGACAACTACGCGAAGAACTGAAAAGGCTAAAAGATGACAAATAAATTTCAAGACATGTTCCCGTTCAAGCTAAAGGAACAGCAGCTGGGCGCGCTGGAATTTATCGACACGTTTCTGGAAAAGCGGCACTACCAGAACAGGCGATTTATTCGCGTGGGCGGACTGGCTGGAACTGGTAAAACGTCAGTGATTGCGACCGCGTTCAAGAACCAGTGCATTATCGCGGCGCCGACATGGGTCGCAGCCAAGCGGCTGGGGCAGGAAATGCAAACCGACGTGGCGACGTACCACAGCGTTTTTTTGATTCCGTCCCGTTCGAACGAAGACGAATACAAGGACGAAAAACAAAAGATCGTCGACAAGTTCAAGGCCGAAGCCGGGAAGATGAAGAAAGCCGACCTGACCGTGCTGCGCCAGCTGCGCGAACAGAAGGAAACCGAACTTCGCCGACTGGACGCGCGCTACCCGCTGATGTTCGGACCGCGCGAAGACGACGAAGACGCTGAAGACGAAAGCGGAAACAAGCGGCACGTGCGCGGGGTCATTATCGACGAATCCAGCATGATGACTGAAGAACACGCCGAACACATTCTGGCGCAAGGGGTCCCGGTGGTTTTCATCGGGGACCACGGCCAGCTGCCGCCAGTGCAGGGCACGCCGTTTTTCACGACCATGGATTACACCCTGAACGAAATATGCCGCCAGAAGGACCGCGAACTTCTGGAACTACTGCACCTGATCCGCAAGAACGGGTCCGTCCCGCGCGTCGGCAAGGGGACCACGTATAAGATCGTCGGCGGCGAAGTCGAAGACTACTACGCGGAAAATTCCCTGAACCCGAACCACGACGCCGTGATTGCGTACAAGGTCAGCGACGTGCGCAAGTTCAACGACTATTTTTCCCCGAACAAGGAACCGGCAGTGGGCGACCTGATCCGCTGCTATAAACAATATCAGGACCGATTCGAAGGACGCCAGCGGCGATTCAGGAACGGGTTCGTTTATAAGGTCATGGCCGAACACGCGGACGGGACATACGACCTGCAAGACATCGACAGGGGGTACCTGCTGCCGCATGTTCAGGTGAACCGCAAGCTGTTTCACTGCGCGCGGATCGACGCGAACCTTGACCCCGACACGCACGAACCGTTCGACGACCACGTGGATGGGATGCGGGCCGACTTTGTCTATTCGATGACAGGGCACAAGTCGCAGGGTTCGCAATGGCCACACGTGATTGTGTACGCAGACAAGCCGGGCGTCGTTGGCGCGGCGCAGTGGCGACGATGGCTTTACACGGCCGCCAGCCGTGCGACAGAATACCTAACCATTATCGTTCCCGGCGCGGGCAGGTTAAAAAATGGCGTTTAAGCATCCCCGGTATCAGGAAATCCCCGAAAAATATCGGGAGTGGACGAACAAGCTGCGATTCCAGTCGCTGAATGATTTCAATCTGGCAGCGGCCAAAGAACTGACCATTGACACCGAAACGTATGATCCGGACCTGAAGACAAAGGGACCCGGCGTGCGAACTGGCGGCTATATCGTCGGAATTTCCGTGGCCACCGAAGACGCAGCCTTTTACCTGCCGATACGGCACGACCTTGAATACAATCCGAACGGCGTCGGCTACCTGCGCGAACACGTTATGGCATGGGCACAGCGGAATCTATGCCTGAAAGGCGTCCCGAAGATCGGCGCGAACCTGCTGTACGATCTGGACTACCTGTGGGAAGAAGGCGTGCAGGTCCCGGGGCCATATTTCGACATCCAGATTGCGGAACCGCTGATTGACGAAAACCAGCACAGTTTTTCGCTGGACCGGCAGTCGTTCAAGTATCTGGGCATCGGCAAGGAAAAATCCGACATGGAAGACTGGCTGAACCGGACCTATGGCAAGGAACGGGATCAGCGGAAAAATATCTATCGGTGCCCGCCGGAAATAGCGGCGCCGTATGCAATCGCCGACGTGACACTGCCGCAGCAGATTATTCGCAAACAGCTGGCGATCATCGAAGAACAGGAACTAGGGCGCGTCTGGGACATTGAAAAACGGCTTATGCCTATGATGCTGTCCATGCGGCGCCGTGGCGTCAAAGTCGACGAAGCGAACGCGCAGCGCGCGACGGACGACCTGACCGCACGGAAAATTCAAATCTGTAAGGACATCGGCATTCCGGATATTTGGAACGCGGAACAGGTCGCGAAAATGTGCGACAGGTCCGGCATCGAATACCCCCTGACCGCGAAGACAAAGAAACCATCCTTCACGGCGCTGTGGCTGGAAAAGCACGAAGACCCGCGACTGCGGAAGCTGGTCGAAGCGCGCAAGTATGACAAGACCGTGACCACGTTCATTCAGGGGGCGGTGCTGGGAAACGCCGTCGACGGCCGGGTGCATACGCAATTCCACCAGCTGAAGACCGACAGCAACGGGACGGTTTCCGGCCGATTCAGTTCATCGAACCCGAACCTGCAAAACATCCCTGCCCGGGACGAAGAACTGGGGCCGCTGATGCGGTCCATGTTTATTCCGGAACCGGACGAAGTCTGGTACAGCGACGACTGGTCGCAGATCGAATTCCGCGAACTGGTCCACTACGGCACCGGAAAGTCGGCCGAAGCTACGCAGCGGGCATACAGGGAAGACCCGACGACCGATTTCCACGACTACGTCGCCAGCATAACCGGGATCGACCGCAAACCGGCGAAAAATATCAATTTTGGGCTGGGCTACGGGATGGGCATCGAAAAGCTGGCCCGTCAGCTGGGCGTAACCCGCGAAAAAGCCGAAGAAATTTTTGCGATGTACCACGCCCGGCTGCCGTTCATCAAGGCACTGATGCGGAATGTGTCCCGGGTGGCCGAAAATCGGGGCTACATCATGACCCTGCTGGGGCGCCGCCGCCGGTTCGATCTGTGGGAACCGCGCGACTATGGAAAATTCGGGTATAATTACAAGGACAACAAGCCGACCCCGCTGCTGTACGACGACGCGGTGCTGGCGTGGGGTAAACATGGCGTGAAACGGGCGTTCGGGTACGCAGCCCTGAACGCACTAATGCAGGGAAGCGCGGCCGATCTGATGAAACTTGCAATGGTCAATATCTGGGAATCTGGCGTGTGTGACTTCATGGGGCCGCCGCTGCTGACCGTTCACGACGAACTGAACTGGTCGGTCCCCCAAACCCCGCAAGCCGTTCAGGCGCACGCTGAAGCGGCCAGAATGATGAAAGACGTGTACCAGCTGCGGGTTCCCCTGCTGGTCAGCAGCGACCACGGCGCGAACTGGGCGGAAGCACATTGATTCGCTTGCAGCGACTGAAAAATATTCGTGCTACAGCGGAAGACCGCCACCTGCGGCCGAAGCTGGGGCCGTCTGCGGCGCCCGGGCCTGTTTCCCTGATCAAGGACCTTCCCGCGAAGGCACAGCCCCGTCAGGCCGCTGGCGTTCGCGGACAGCACAGGCGCAGCCCACCGCCGGACCCCATCAAGCCGGAAACCATTCCCCGGGATTTCGAAGGCAAGGCGGCCGTCCTGATGGCGACCGGCCCCGGCCTGACCCCCGAAGTTATGGACGAAATCATGGCCGCCCGGCTGACGCAGGAACTTTACCTGTTCGGGTGCAATGACGCCTATCGCATCGCGCCGTACTTGAACGTCCACTATGCCTGCGATTTCGCATGGTGGCGGAAACACTTCGAACATATCCGCGAATACGAAACCACGCATGGAATGTGGACGCAGGAACCGAACATGCCGCAATCGCAGTTCCCGGGCCTGCGGCGGATCAAAGGCTGCGGGGCAAAGGGACTGTCGAGAAAGCAGGACCTGATCCATTTCGGAAACAACAGCGGCTACCAGCTTATAAATCTGGCCTACCTGTTCGGGATTAACCGAATTATTTTGTGCGGCTACAACATGCGCGTGGTGAACAACAAAAAGCATTTTTTCGGTGATCATCCTGAAGGACTGGCGCGGAACGGTGGATACACCGGATTCGTTCAAAATTATGCGACGATAAAGCCCGAAGACTACGGGATTGAAATCGTCAACGCGACGCCGAACACGGCGCTGAACATGTTCCCTAAAATGAGTCTGACAGATGCCCTTCAAAAATTTCGCTGACTATCCGGCCGTGATCATCGGCACCGGCCCTTCCCTTACCGTCGAACAGCTGGAACGCGTGCGCTACGCGCGGCAGCAGAACCAGTGCCGGGTGTTCGGGGTGAACAATGCTGTTATGGTAACGCCGCTGGACGTGCACATGGCCTGCAACATCGAATGGTGGGACCACTACAAGGACAGCGCGGCCCTGCGTGATTCGAAGGCTGACAAGTGGACGTGGGACAAGGCAACGGCCGACCGCTACGGGATCAACTACATTCCGGGCAAGTGGGGCGACAGTTTTTCGACCGACCCCGGCTACATCCACTACGGCCATGCGTCCGGGTTTCAAATCCTGAATTTGGCCTACCACTACGGCGCCCGGAATTTCATCCTGATCGGCTACGACATGCGCTACCTGCCGGGCTATGACCGGGCGAAGCACAAGGCGGGGCAGGGGCGCCACTATTTCGGCGAATATCCGAAGGCCCTGCAACACTGGCCGAAGGTGGGGCCGAACGGCGAATTCACCGGCCTGCTGAAAGTATTCCGGACCATTGACACGGACGCGCTAGGGGTGCGTATAATCAACTGCACGCCGGATTCGGCGCTGGACTTTTTCGAAACCGCAGAACTGGACGAAATATTATGATGATTTCATTTTTAGGCAAATCGTGGCGCTGGAATCAGGAAGACACGAAACTGATACAGGTCAACAGCTGGATTAACGACCTGAACGTGGCCATGGACGCAGTCGCAGAACCGGGCGCATCGGTCGCCATTCAGGCGGGCGGGGCCATGGGCGTGTGGCCGTGGGTCATGTCGAAAGAATTCCACCACGTGTACACGTTCGAACCCGACCGCGAAAACTTCGCGTGCCTGTCCACGAATCTGGAAGACCGCACGAACGTGACGCCGATCCGTGGCGCGCTGTCTGATCACATGGGCTACGGCGAAGTGAAGCTGCCGCCCAGTGAAATTTCGAACGCTGGCGCCTACTACATCAAGGAAGTGAAGGAAGGCATCCCAAGTCCGGGCGCTGAAAAGGTCCCCGTATACCGACTGGACGATTTGGTGGCGTCTGGCGACATCGTGGGACCCGTGGGCCTGATCCAGCTGGACATCGAAGGACTGGAACTGAAGGCACTGAAGGGTGCGCGGAAACTGATCGAAACGAACCAGCCCGTGATTATGATCGAAGAAAAGGCGCTGCCGCAGGACCGGGAAACCGGGCACCGCGTGGGCGCATCCGAACGCTGGCTGGTCGACGTGATGGGCTACAAGCTGCACGCGTCGATTCACCGCGACCTGATCTTTGTCCCGGGGAAATGATCATGGACCTGACGCTGCCGAACCTTAACCCGCCGATCTGGGCCGAACAGGGGCCGCAGCCCTACCACGTGAACGTCGTTTGCGTGAAGTGGGGGCCGAAGTATTCCCCGAAGTATGTCGCCCGGCTGCGCGATTCTGTGGCCTGCTGTATGCCCGCGACAGTTCGCTGGGACATGTTTTGCATCACCGACGACGAAGTTCCGGACGGCGTGACGCGAATCCTGCCGATGAACGAATGGGGCACATGGTGGCAAAAGTTCAACATGTTCAACCCGGAAATTATGCCCGGCGGGAAAACGCTGTATCTGGACCTTGACGTGGTCCTGACCGGTTCACTGGACCCGATTGTTCGGGCAGTGGCTGACCAGCCCCTGATCATGGTCGAAAACTTTTCGCCCAACAAGGCGCACTGCGCGCACAATTCGTCCGCGATGCTGTTCGACGTAACGGACCCGGACATTCACAGGCTGTTCCGGACATTCGAAGCGAACGATGAACGCGCCATGGCGAAGCTTCACGGCGACCAGTGCGCGATCTGGCGCATACTGCGGGACAGCATAGCCAATTTCGAACGCCGGTTTGTGGTGTCCTACAAGTACCACTGCCGGGGAAAGGGCCTGCCGAAGGACGCGCGCGTGGTCGTGTTCCACGGCAAGCCGGACCCGCACGAAGTGCCCGACCCGTGGGTACGCGAAAACTGGGGGAACTGACATGGCGAAGATGGTTGAATTTGATGGTGGCAAGGTGGGCGTCATGCTGGATCAAGACCGGCAGGAAACGGCCCTGACGGTCGCAGCTGACGGCGAAGTGGGCGTGATGGCCCTGTACCCGGTCGATGACAGCGAAGAACAGCCGCCGCACGCGTATCTGCTGGAAGGCATCGCGAAGGCATTCGCCGACCCCGACCTGTTCGAACAACTTCAGGCTATCGCGCACGCCGCGCAGGGGATGGACTGGGGCGACATCAAGGACACCGGGACCGACACGCCGCCCGGGTTCGAAAACCCGCCCACGCGCCACTGATGGGCGCCCTGCTGGCAATTCTGATCGTGGCGGGGTGCGGCGACATCCTGCCCATTCCCGACCCGCCGCCGACCCCGACCGCCCTGCATTCGGTGCAACAGAAAAATTTTGTTGCAATGCCCTAAAGTTTCCTGTACTGTGGTCGTTAAGTTAAGTAACACCGACCGAAACCAGAAAGGGGAAACGAAATGAAACTGAACACCACCGAACTGAACGTACTGCTGGCGCTGGCTGACAACATGATGAACAACGGCGGCGACTTCGGCTTTACCGACGAAATCGACTACAAGGCGCTGGGCCTGACCGACCGTCAGTACGCGGGCTATGTGGGCCAGCTGACGCAAAAGGGCCTGATCTGGGTCGACAACCCTGTGGTGAACGACCGCATCGTGCCCGGCCAGACCGGCATGAATCTGGAAGCGAAACCCTTCCTGATCGGCGCCAACTACCCGCACGTGAAAAGCTTCGAAGCCTTCTACGAAAGCGACGGAAACGGTAACTGGACATTCTAAAAATTTTTTCGAAATAGGGCTAAAGGATTAGCCCGACCAGCCGTTAAACATACTGTAAGGCAACTGAAACCAGAAAGGGGACACGAAAATGCTGAAATACGAACACATCCAGAATGGCCAGACGATCAAAGCTTTCGACCATCCGCCGTTCCCCGAACGCCGCCCGATGTACTTCGAAGGTGTCGTGGAAGGCCGCACCACCGACGGGTTTGCTGACTTCCTGACCGTTCGCTGCACGAAGGACGCCACGTTTCTGGGCGACCACAACCGCGTCGGCCTGATCGTCAACGTGCCGATGGAAATCTTCGACGAAGACAGCGACTACACCGACGAAGCCCGCGTGCAGGTGCTGGCATGAACTACTGCTGCATAACCCGGACTGTCTGGTACGAAAACATGTACACCAACGAAGACGGCGTGGAAGTGACCGAAATCACGCTGGCAACGCACCCGGACTACGTCTGGGCCGATTAAACAACAGGATAATTTCCCGGCCATGGACGGCCCCAACTTAAACGAAAGGGTAACGACATGAATTCTTTTTGGCATACAAATTTTGGCGAAGCGATGGTGGAACTGCTGAACATCGACATTCCACACGAAGGCAAGGTGCTGGACAAGAACCGCCCGAAGCTTGAAGACTGGCGCCGGTTCCAGAACGCGTACTACCGGGTTTACAACGACGGCGACGGCTGGGTGTCGAAGCTGCGCCACCTTGCCAAGCGGTACGGGATGAAGGTCGACGCGTCCTGCGGCGACAAGGCACTGGAAAAGCTGGGGCACCGCGTGTACAGGGCCGCGCTGAACGAATACGAAGGCGCACACGGGACGTTCATCCATGACGGCGTCGCCAACTACTGCGCCGACATGGCAGCCCGCCGGGTGAAGACAAAAGCGAAGCTGGCATTCCGCGCGCAGTGCAAGGACCCAAACAGCGACACGTTCAAGGCAATCCGGGCCGCGCTGGAAAAGGCCACCGATCTGAACCTGAACGAAGCGAAACTGGCCGACATGCTGACCGTCGCGAAGATGGTCAAGGTGCGGAAAGTTCAGGGCGCTGACAAGGAACTGCTGTCTAAGTTCTTGGATTGCAACTAAAAACTGGCGGCCACGGACGGCCGCAAATACATGAAATTTTTTTGTTGCAGGGCCTAAAGGTTTCTGTATAATGGTCGTTAAGGTAAGTAACAGCACGACAAACCGACCACAGAAAGGGGACACGAAAATGGCATACATGAGTCAAGAACGCAAAGCTGAACTGGCACCTGCAATCAAGGCCGTTCTGAAAAAATTCGGCATGAAGGGCACCATCGCAGTTCGCCACCACAGCACGCTGGTCGTGAACCTGAAGGAAGGCAAGCTGGACATCGTCGCGAACGCTAACGCGGTCCGCAAGGAACAGGCCGAAATGATGGGCCACGAAGTGAATCTGGCCGACGGCTACATTGACGTGAACACGTACCACATCGACCGGGGCTACACCGGCGAAGTCCGCCAGTTCCTGACCGAACTGAAAGACGCCATGATGCAGGGCAACTTCGACAAGTCCGACATCATGACCGACTATTTCCATGTCGGGTGGTACATCGACATCAACGTGGGCCGCTGGAACAAGCCCTACACCGTAAAATAAAATTAAAGATCGGCCACGGACGGCCGACAACCTAAACAACAGAAAGGGGAAACGAAATGACAACCGAAACCACGAAACTGATTCTGGAAATCCGCGAAGGCGAACTGCTGTCGCGGGCTGGCGCCGACGAACTGTCGGAACAGTACGGGGACATGGACCCGGCCCAGATCATAGCGAAGCTGTACACGCAGCTGAAGTGCGCGCGGCATCAAGCGGGACATTACAAAGGTCTGTTCGAAAACCGCTGCGAAGAACTGGAAACGCTGCGCACTGGCGTGGACCCGATGGACCTGTTCGGGGGTGACGCATGAAGCGCGCAGCCCTGATTCTGGCCCTGCTGGCTGGTAACGTACACGCCGAAGGCTGGACCCTGCACACGGTTTCGTACCACGTGCAGCTGCCCGGCGGCCGGGACGTGGACGACCTGAACAACTTCAATCCGGGGCTGGGGTACGACGTGACCGAACACGCACGAATCGGCGCGCTGTACAACAGCTATAAGAAACCGTCCGTCTATGGCGCGCTTTTCCTGCCGCTGGGCGAACGATTCAGGATAGGCGCCGGGATCATTTCCGGCTATACTTTCGACAGCGACACGCGTCGCGTGAAAGGCAAAGCGGCGGGGATTGTCCCGCTGGTGGCGGCCGAACTGGACCTGACGAAACACGTCAGCGTCGCATGGTTCGGTCAGGCATTTAACTTAGAACTGAAATGGTGAACCTATGAAAATCAGGCATCTGAAAAAGCGAATCCACGTGAACCGCCACAACATCGCGCGCAACAGGCGCCGGGGCGACAAATCGGAACCGGTGTATACTGTGAAGACATCGCGCGGAAACAACGTGGGACAGCGTGTGGCGCTGCTGAACGACGCCGGGGAAGTGGTGGCGACGTTCGTATACCAGCCGGAAAAGCCGCTGAACTGTGGCGCCGTGGCGTGGCTGGAAACGAATCTGTCCGTAGCAGTGGACATCGGGAACGGCGAAATGCAGGTGGTCGACTGATGGCCGTCGAACGCACCCGGGCCGAACGCGCCTTTGACCGGAATCTGGCGAAAGGGCGGTACCCTGACGGGTCCCCCTGCCGGGAAGGCGACCGGAACAGTTTCGTCCGCGCGTGGAATGACACGCACAGGAAGCTGGCCGCAATCAAACGCGCCGCGCAGGAACGCCGCCAGAAGGCCATTGACAGGGCGCGGGCTGAATCCGAAACTGTACACGAAGACTAACCGTACACGAAACACGAACAGGGGCTAAAAATGGACAAGTACGCAGAACAGAACCGAAACGATTTCGTCCGTGAACATCGCGTGATGTTCGGGGCGCTGGCTGAAATCCGCGAAGCACTGCCGCCGCACTTGGGCGAAGGTCAGGACTACCTGACGCAGCTGCTGGACTATCGTCGGAAGACCGACGAAATCCTGAAGCGGACGTGGGCGAATCTGGGGCTGTCATGATGAAGTACCTGTGGAAGCCCACAAGCGCGCCGAACCTTCTAGCCCTACGGGACGAAGACGGCACCCTGATTGCGGCCGTAAAGGCGCAGGGGGAATTCACAATGGCGTTCATGTCCGAACCCCAAAACGGGACAATCGGATTCGAAGCACTGCCCGACACGCGTCTGGCCCTGCTGGGAATGTTCCCCAGCGTGAAGTCAGCCGCGCAGGCCGTGCAAAACGAAGTGACCCTATACATGAAGTTCGGGCGGTTCCCGAACCTTGTTAGAACCTAATACAATGGGTGGCACCGGGTGTTATCTCCCGGGCGACCTGCGGCGTCCGCAGGTAGCGGTAACGTGAATTGAAATGGCCGGTCGATGGTACCCGGGCGCGCTAGTCTGCTAAACTGGCCCGCAGCCAAGACCCTTCATAACCTGTAACTGGTCAATCCGCAGGAAAATTTTATGAAACGAGAAAACGGAAAAATCTTACTGACTGAAACGGAAATTCGCTGTCTGTACCAGAAGCTGTTCGATGGCCCGGTACCTGACGACGAAGATTTGGAAACGGCCGGGCTGGCGTGCATGTTCTACGTCGGCGCGGAAAGGCTGGAACATTATCTGACTGAATGCAGGAAGGAAGGTTTGCTATGAAACGAACACTGGGCGCGATCTTATTCGCGATAATTATCGGGGCGGCAGGAATCGACGCGGCGTACGCCGACGGCATCGCCGGGCTGCACATCCACAAGCTGACCGTCGACCGCAAGACGAACGAAGGCCGGGCGATCATCACGTGGTCAGGTGTCTGGCCGCTGGAATCCTACGAAAACCGCTGGCTGCCGTACCACATCGTCACCGGAAATTCGGACATAAGTTTTCAGTGGTGGGTCAAGCTTTGGCGCGGAACTTGCAGTGAACCGCCGTGCACCATGTACGTGGAATTTGTGACCAGAAACGTGAACGCTGTCACAAAATAATCCTTGAACTTTTGGCCGGGCTGTCCGATACTATAGTGGAAGGCAAACGAAACAACTTACAGAAAGGTGAACTGAAATGACTAAAATATATTTGGGACTGGTAGCATTCATGGGCTGGGGCTTTATTCAGGTCCTGCTGACCCTTCGCGAAAACATGGCTGGGCTGATCCACTAATGGCCCGACTAACTTTGACGTGGTTCAGCGGCCTTTTCGGCGGCGTGGCCATACTGGGTTTCGACCCGATGGTTCAGCTACAGGCCGGATTCGTGGCTGGTGTCTTTTATCTTCTGGCGTGGCTGGTGTCACATGACTGAAATCCCTATTGACGAACTGCGGGCGCTGGGGACGAAAGATTTCCGCGCATTACGGATTCTGGAACTGGGCAACAAAAAGAATTCGTCCGGCCTGTATCGTGACTGGTACCAGTCACATGGCGGCAACTACCTGTCGACGGACATCAACGGGAAGGACGGGGCTTTGCAGTGGGACATCCGCGAACCGATGCCGCTGGACATCGAACGGATTATTCCGGTCGACATCGTGACGAATTTCGGGTTCACGGAACACGTACAGGACCGTCAGGCCGAAACGTGGGCGAACATTCACAAGATGGTTCACCCGTCGTTCGGGCGCCTCTGCTGCGTCCTACCGGCCCCCGGTGGCTGGAAGAAACACGGCGTCGCGAAGGGATTCCCCGGCCGCTGGTATCCGCACCCGCTGTTCTTCAAGGAACTGGCCCGGCTGAACGGCTACGACATCGACGACCTGTGGTACAACCCGGGCAAAAGACTGGTCGGCTGCCGTCTGGTACGGACGCCCGTCAGCCTGAAGTTCGACAACTTTGTGTTCCCTTCCGTGGGACTTTATGATAACGTCAACGACGTGCCGAAATTCGAAGGTAAAATTTTATGGCTAGAAAGTTAGAACGACCGAACGTGATCATCGCGGGTTCGCGTGAATTCACGAATGAAAAACTGCTGTTCAACAAAGCGGGCTGGTGGTACGGTACACTGGCATCGACGCCAGACGTGAATGTTATTTCAGGATGCGCGCGTGGTGCCGATACACTAGGGGAACGGTGGGCGGCATTCATGGGATTCGGCATTATCCGGTTCCCGGTAACGGCCGCAGACTGGGACAAGCACGGGAAGAAAGCTGGAATCCTGCGCAACATCGAAATGGCGAAAATGGGCGACGTGTTGCTGGCCTTCTGGGACGGTGAATCGAAAGGCACGAAGCACATGATTGACGAAGCACTGCGACGCGGGATGGAAGTCCACGTGTGGCAGGACTGGGCTAAACAACCGACAAGGGGAAGACCACGTGGATAAACACTGGAAAAATTTATTGATCGACGCACCGGCGCGCCACTACGGCAACACAATTCAGTCGAAGGCGCACCACGACACGAAACGGGAACAGGACCGCGCAGACAAGGCCGCCGGACAGGCGTTTTGCGACCGGGCGCGGGTAAACATGCCCACAGTGCACAGGTGATACCATGGACATGACCGTAAAAATCAAAGCTGGAACCCCGGAATTCGAACGCGTGCGGGGCGCATTCCTGCGCGGAACGCCGACATTCGTCGACGCTGACGGCAAGCGGTACAAGGGCCGGATCGTTCGTTTCGAACCAGCGTGCGATATTCTGCACGGGGCACATGCACGGGTCGACGTACAGGGCGCCACTGTTACCAGCGACGGCGCACTGCGGCAGCTGCTGGAAAGCAAAGAACTGTCGCGCAAGATGGCCGAACACATGATGGTGAACCCGTGGGACGGGATCAATTTCGCGGGCACAGTGACCGGCCGCCTGAAGCAATCCGGGGACGACGACGTATTGACCATGGAAAAGGTGATGGAAGTCGCGCGCAAATTCGGCATGGATGGGCGCGGCGGCGACAGGTTTGTGCTGGACGAAGCAAGCATTCCGAAAGGCGTGCGCGTGGATGTTCGCGCAGGGCCAAAAATGGAAATAGACCTGAAGGAAGTCGAACGGCGAATTGTGGACGCCGTCACCGTTCCTTCGCGGCAAATGGGAAAAAGTCTGGACAGGGCGCTGCATCTTGCCGCAATGTATGGGGCAGGGACAAAGACCCTTGCCCGCTTTGCTGACCAATACAAAGGCAAATTCGATATGAAAACATGGCAATTCAAATCACTGAACCCGGCGGATATTGACTTCGACGACATCGCGTCGTCCCTGTCGCGCCGAAATCCTATCGCACTGGTGAACGGCGAAGTGTTCACGCAGGTGACACGACAGCGACAGAAGCTGAACCGTTCCGGCGACCCGGTCATTGTCGGCCGCAAGGTCGAAGTCGACGGCAAGGTGCGCAAGGTGAAGGAACCCGCGATGGAAGACCACACGGAATACGAAGCAACCGGGCAGGAAGCGTACGTGGTGGTCCATTCGTCTATCGTGCTGAAGGCTGATGAACTGAACCTGACGAAGCCCATTGCGGATTCCGGGGAACACACGTACACGCGAAACGGCGCTGCCGTCTATCTGGTCGACGTGAAGCACTTCCCGACGTGGATCAAGTGGGTGAAGTACGTCAAGGGCGCCAGCTGGACGAAGGCCGAAGGCCGCCGCAAAGCGACGTTCGAAGTCACACTGCCGAAGGTGTAGCCGTGGAATATCTGGCATACATCGCGGTG